AAAATCGTTCGATGCAACGTACAATCTTCGCGAATTGGTAGTGACCATATTCAAGAGTATTGTCGAATGGATCATTCAAGATTTTGACGAAGTTAAGAAAATTGAAGAACGTCAGTTCCTCATGAATCTCGCTTTGTCGGGTCTTAATTGCCTACATCTAACAGGCAATTTTTGCTTTTCCACGACAATGGGAATTATGTCCGGCTTTTTCTTGACAACCATTGTCAACTGCTTCACCATATACTCACACCTCTTTAATGCGTACCTACTCAATGTACCCGTACACATGGCTAACCACGTCTCTTTCAAGGAGTCAACGTCAATGCTTATCTTTGGCGATGACCATACAGTGGCTCTCAAGCGCGACATTCAAGATATTTACAACTATCAGAAAGTCAAAGCTTATTTGAACACACTTGGTCTTACTTACACCCCAGGAAAGAAGGACGCTGACGACTCAACGATTACCTACTGGCCTGTGTTGGAAACATCCTTTTTGAAGAACACTATTGGTAAACTCGGCACATTTTATGTAGCCAAGCTCGAACCATCAGTCATTTACAACATGATGAACTGGGTTAGACGCAGTGATGACATTGAAACAATGACTTACGTCAATTGTCAAACAGCACTGCGTTTCGCCTTCTTCCATGGACAACACTTCTTTAACAACATTAGAAGTATTCTTCTCAAAAAGATGCCAAACCACACATTTCACACTTACAACGACCTCGAAACAATCTTCGATATTTATGGAGCGTGGGAACCCCAATATCAATCCTACACTAATAATATCGAACATATGACACCAACACTCGAAGATATTGAACAACAACAGATCAAAATGAAATCCATCATTAAGTCAACACGACCGTCAAACGTCGTCCTCAAACAATCTGCTATCCTCAACATGATCAACCCTCTCGCGAAGATTGTCGACTCCATAGTTCCTCATGAGCTCCAAATGGACGCTCTTGGTTTCCTTGGATCCCTCGACAAACCTACGATTCCATCATCTATGGACAGAACCAGACCAGGTTTCTTTCCTAACATGAACGGCGTCAAAGGCATTGATACATCAATTTCACTGCGATCGGATTCATCATCCATGACACTCACTGACAAACAACACTTCAAACGCGACGACGAGATGGACCTGCTCAAACTTGCGCAAAAACTTTGCACAATACCGACCGGTTTCACCAACGAAATCCACGACGAGCCCTCGCTCCCCACCTGGAGCACCGCCATGTCAAGTGGAGATATTTTGTACACCGAACTCGTGAGTCCCAACTCCGAGTTTGCTGGCGCATATAATCATACCCAGTACCTAGGTTATGGAATTGTCCCGACAGCTGTCGCTTTCATTTCTAAACCTTTCCACCACTGGAGTGGATCTCTCGTTTACGAGATCGAGATTTTCGCCTCACAAAATTTCCACCGCGGCAGCTTGCGTATCAGCTTCCATCCCGGCGTTTACAACACCGCCGACATTCCATCTGAAGTGGATTTGTCATCACAGTACTACACGACCATCAATCTTTCACAGAAGACGCGAAAGGTTCAACTGTCTATTCCGTACAACGCGCGTACACCATACCTCGAATTGGCCAATCTGAATGTAACAAATACAGATCGACTTTGCAGGCGCTACTACACTGGCCTGTTGGTTATTTCCATCGTCAAACCTTTGATCGCATCTGGAGTAGCTTCACCGCTTCTCTCATTTGCCGTCAGACGTGGCGCAGGAAAAGACCTCAAATTCGTAAACATGGATATGCACAATTCCTCTCTCCAAATCGGAGGAAACGACAGAGAACCTCACCCGTTCATCGTGCAATCAGACTCAGAGATGCAAGGCTCAGAACAGGAAGTTGATATGTCGACAGGAACAGCACCACAAACTGCTGACACCGATATTGTCACATCCAACACTGGAGAGCCCGTACCCACCGACCACGAACACGACAGAAACACCGAATCTGTGAACGAGAAATCGTGGTCTGTTAGTGACGCATTGGACAAACGAATGTTATTCGACATCGTCCCTTGGTCACCATCCGCAACTCAACTCACTACACTTAAAGTGTATGATGTCATAAACGACCTCACCACTTGTGAGCTTGCACAGATCGCGAAAAATCGTTTCACCAACGTTAGGTGCAACGTCGAAATCATGGTTGAAATTGCTGGTTCTCCTTTCCAATCTGGAGCGCTCGCAGTAGTCTTCGTGCCTCTTGTTAAGAAAGAGAACTTCCAAGCTGGTATGTCAACTATCGGCACTTTTCTTTCGACACATGCACAAATCGACTTCATGCAACACATGCTGATCCAACCAGGTGTTGAGAAATCCTATAAAATGGAGATCCAATACCGGCATCCTCAGACCACAATCTTTCCTGGAGCTGGAGACTCATTGGGCACACTTGCTCTTGTAGTTTACGCTCCACTGTCTACAGTTGCTGGCGCCGATGCTGTCAGAGTCTCACTTCACTCGAGACTCCTAGGCTCATTCGTTGCCACACCACGCCCGTGCACATTAGCGAGCCCTCCTGACGTGTTTTTGAACACTCAATCACAACTTAAGGAGATTAACAACTATCGCAAAGCGCACTCTAGGTTCAATCCTATGATCGTGGTCAAACAATCAGACACTGCTAAGAAAGATCCATCGAAAAAGGACGAGATCAAAACTGATGCTAAGAAGGCTGACTCTGGAAACAAGACCGAAAAGGTCCCAGATAATCCGACAACTGCAAAAGTCACCGAACCAGCGGCTGTGTTGGCCAAGGACCCGGTTGTAAAACCGTCAACTAGACCAAAACAGACGCGAAGGAAAATCAACAACGCAGCACATTTTGAAGATCATGTGCTTGATGGACAGGCATTGATGAAGAAAATGTCGAACAGTTTCTGCAAGATTTTTGATCTTGTACCTGACTCTGTCACTCCAATCACCATTTCGATAGCTAATGAGATCATGTTTCCTTCAGGAGCTGGTACCACCAAGCCCAACAATGGAGGAGGTATCCTTGGTTGGATCTCGTCTATGTACAGAGCCTTTCGAGGTGATGTCAGACTGAAGATTGCCATTTCGGTATCTACTCCTACGGGCGCAGTGACCCCAGAAATCCATGGATTCACAACCCATTCTCAGAACTCATTCGGACCGGTGAATACTGGTGATGGAACTCTTTTGGCTGCAAGCTTACTTACACCATCAACTTTCAACATCACACCTTCATCGATGAACCAACACAACTTCATCATCACGCCAGCCAATCCGGAAGTTGTTGAAATCGAGATCCCATACTCTCGAATCGGGCAATTTTCTCTCGTACCAGCGTATTGGAGTTCGACGGTCTATGATGAAGACCCGTACGGTTTAGGATTCTTGCACATTTGCTTGAGCAACCCCATTGCCGTACCTGTCACTGTGACTATTCGAATCTACGCAGGTATTGGAGATGCAGCTCGATTTGGAATTCCAACATTCCTTCCCAACGTTCGCATCCTCACCGGCAACGCACCCGATGGCTGGGGTAGTGCTGGACCAGTTGTCAGACAACGAGCTGAGACAGAATACGAAATTGTCGAAGTAGTTGAAAGACGACGCAAACCCCGAGTTACTATTGAGTAACTCAAATTCAATAATACTGAACCGCTAATAACATTATTATTTGGAGTGCTTAGGACATCCTTGCGCACGCACTTATCCTAGATTAGGGATTAAAAATCGAAGCCTGAAACAATGCTACGTTACCTATTTTAGTGGAGTGCTGGCCCTTGACGCCTATCACCGTGATCGATACACGTAAAAATTTCTTGTTTATTTAGAATAAACACACTAGATGTAACTATCTGGTTTGTTTCCACCTAGCGG